CGTAAAAGGAGGTCCCAGCTGCAAGATTGGAAACACCGGTGACATCGCTATCAAGCGCGACTTTTGTATATGTCCCCGTGTAGTTTGAAAGCGTGTTCGTGTAAACCTCAACAACAAAATCACCGGACGCGACCGCTGAGGTAATATATGCAAAGTATAAGCGCATTCTTTGCGATGCAAAAGGAGCTGCCATGGTCCAGCGGTAGCGTGCATATTGACCGTTGACCGATGGCACGTGTCTGACTGCAGTGCCAATGAGCGGCGTTAGAGGTAGTTGAGCTGCCCCTTGAGTGGTTGACAACGATCCGCCTGTCACCGCCCAGTTGTCGCTCTCGCTTGGGTTTCCAATTTGATTTAAAATCCAGGTGAATTGTCCACCCACGGGATACTCAGTCCCAAGCTCGTCTTTAAGATACAAGTTATTGTCGCTTTTAACGTAAAGTCTCAAACTATTAGCACCGGCAGTTGTCGGCGCTGAACTCTGCTCCGCTAGTTGTATGTAACCTGTTCCGCCGGTAGGTGTAATATGGATGGCCGTCATTAGCGCTGTATTTGTAAAAGTCGGAATTCCACTGATTGTGGGTGCTGCAGCAAGTACAATTGAGCCACTGCCCGTGACGTTTGCACCAAGCGCTGTTTGCACACCTGTGCCGAAACTCGTAATCCCGGTTCCACCATTCGCGATAGGCAAAGTCCCGGTCACTTCGGCGGTCAAGTCAACGTTGCTCGATGTTAACGCCGTGCCAGAGCTTTTAACCACACCTGAAGCCGGAACAGTCGCGACAGTGCCATTAGTCGGAAACGTCGCAGTTGAGTTTTGCCCGGTCCCCCCTTTTGCGGTGCTAAGCTGGCCCGTAAAATCTGCGTCTGTGATCGATCCTGGTGTAGTAAAAGGGCCAAAGGCTTTCCAGTCCGTGCCTGTAAAAGCAAGAACCACGCCTTGATAGTTTTTATTGAGGACTAAAGACGCACCACCTCGCACGGTTTCAGAACCGTTGGGGGTGATCGTAATATTGTTAGTGGCGGCTGCACCGCTAGAATCGACGATGAAAAAGATTTGCTTTTCAGCCCCAGCGGGCAAATTTATAGTAACGGCACCTGCAACGTTTACAGCCAAAATACAATCGGCTGTGGCACTAATCGTGTCAGGCGAAGCTGTAACAACTCTCACTTTAAATTTTTGGAAAGTTGTACCCTGTGCACTGTCAGCAAGAGACTGCAAAAAGCTTGTGAGTTGTAACCAATTCAGTTCGTTATTGAGAGGCAGGCTGAAGCTAGTAGGTGTTGCGTTTGTTGCTCCACCCGGCCATTGTTTTGTAATCGGCATATTGAAAAAACCTTTTTCAAAATGCTCGGCCCTGATCACGCAAGGCCGAGCCACCTATGGAGTGAAGAAACTAACCCCTATCACACACAAACATCAAGACGCTGCTTCGTCGTTTATACCGTAAAAATAGATCTGTTTCGCTGGCTCGTGGTTGAAAATGTATTGATCACTAAACGATCTTACACAGTACCCCGCTTGGTTGACCATTGGAAAAATTACGTCCTGGTTCATGCCGGGCACCTGAAAAGAAACTTCAGCAGATCCTGAGCGCGACCACGATGGAGAGTGAAGAGCCATTGCAATCCCTTCTTTCATCATCCTGTGAGGACGGAAGGTTGCTTTGCCTGCTTGAGTGTAAAATGTCACAGACTCAAAACCCTGAACTGCTTCGCTTGACTTGTAGCTATCATCGTAAACTCGGAGACCAGCTTCAGTGCTTGCGATTGTTGCCCACGATCTTGGGTTTAGCCACACATCAAGGTCACCTTCAAGGTTACCTTTGTTGACTGCATCAGCCACAGCTTCCTGGAATTTTTGTAACGTCAGCTTTTGAGCAGCGCAGTTGTATTGGTTGGCAGACCACAGAGAATAAACAGTGTTGTCGATGCCGAAAAGGCTTCCGTTGCGATTAAGAATATAATCGATTCCGTAGTATTCTTTTCCTGCACCTTGCATCCCGTCAAAACACAGACGAGAAGAACCCACAGCACTTGCAGCAGTCGGTGTAAAGTCAACTTTGAGAATGCCGTATTTTGAATCGACAGCAACAAGCTTTCCAGTAGCTTGAATTACGCCAGCCGTGTTGACTTGATGAACCTTGACGCCTTCGAGCCCAAGCCAAATTCCAGCGGCAAAATCACCGGGTGCCATCAAAATGTATTTCCCAGCGGCATTAATCCCGTTGGTGAAAGCGATAGAACCAAATCGAGTATTAGGAAGGGTTCCCGTCCCGTTTGTGAATGCTACGCCGCGGTAGACTTGCGAAGCGTAAGATACTGCACCAAGCAAATTTGAAGAGCGTCCATAAAGCCTCAACGTTTCTTGCAATCGATTGTGCGAGCGTAGGTTGTTTCGCACCACAAACTTGGTCGCGTCAAAAAATGCTTTATCGCCTCCGCCAGCTGAACGAGACATGACGCCCCAAGGGATAATGCTCGGAAGCACAGAAATGTAGGGCGTCACCTCAGTTTGCTTAACCGTTCCAGCGATAGCAGGATTGAGCTCAAAAGCATCTGTAGAATCAGAAAGGGTCCAACCTACTTCGTTCGTTAATACTACAGCTTCAACATACTTCTCGCCGACCTTTTGTTTTTCGCTGAACGGAATGAATTTTCCGAGCGGCTGATCATCAGGAAGTAAGTTAGTGAGATCCCCGTAAACTCGTTTAAATGTCTGTAGAACGTCTGCATTACTAGTCGATGCCATATTTTTTTATTCCTTTTTTGTTAATTATTTGGATTTGAAATACATTTTAATCGAGAGAATTCCGCTCGTCGCTGCATCAAGACCTGCTAATACTACGCGCACGGCCATGTTGCCGTTTGCACCCGTTGCGGCTTCGTACGCGAGAGTGGAAGCAGTCAGGCCGTTAGCAGCAATCGCGTTGGCAACTTGCGTTCCATCATCAAAATAAGCTTCTACAGCGTAAAGAGTATCGACTTGACCAGCCATGTTCACGATGCAAGCAAAAGCATCTGTACCCATTGCTGTGGCGTCAAATGCTGCAAGAAGAAACTCATTAGTGGTGCCCAAAAAATCGTCGATGACCGCTTGGCTAGCAATTGCATCGAAGCTTGTTAAAACAGGAAGTCCAGATGGGAGCTGGCTCACTGCTTTTGCACCTGTGATTTTAAAGTTAAAAACAACGCAATGGGGGTTTGTTCGTCCCAGTTTATCTTGCCAAAAAAATAGACCCGGTGATGTTGCCATTATTATTTCCTTCTTTGGAATTTATTTTCGAGTTTACTAAAAAAATCGTCGGTGGTCATTTTGTCGCTAGGTCTGCGCTGCACATTTTGCGTGTTTTGTGACGTTTGACGCGAAGCGGGGACATATGCCTTGGCTTCATCTACGAACACTTGTCGCAATTGATTAAGCTGTTCCTTGCTGAACATCTTGACTAGTTCTGACATCGGAGCAATGTTGAGATACTCTTGGACGTCTTCATTCAGAGACTTCTGTGCTATTTGGAGAGCTCGCTGGCTTGGCAAGGGCGCTTGATTTGACTCAAGGTTGGCTAACATTGCTTCCGCGACTCGTCGGACTAATCGGGGGGTTTTTTTACCTTTAAATGATTCTAAAGCTTTAGCTATCTCCTCGTCAACGTCTGCAAAAGCTTTTTGCTGGATTGCAGCTTCCATCTGTTGACGTTCTTTTGCCGTGAGCTCCTGGAGTTGTTGTTCAAGCTGTTCTCTTTTTTGCTTTTCTAAAACGTAATTGCGCTCAGCTTCTGGCATCGATTCAAATTCGATTTTTTTCAAAAGCTTCTGCTCAGCCCACTTTAAGATCTGCTCCTCCGGAGCACCTAGCTCTTCAAGCCAATCTAAGTCTCCCTTGAGAGCGCGCTGTTTGCGAGCCTCTTCAGCCTTGCGAATTGCAGCGGCTTCTTGCATGCGTTTATTGGCTGCACGAGCATGGCTATAACCCCGTTTGAGCTCGTCAAGATCGACTTCGACCTCTTGACCGTCAACAGGGATTTTAAATTTGCTAGGAGCCTGAGGTTGTGGCGCTGCTTGTTGAGCAGAAACTTCGCCGCCGCCCGTTACTTCGGGTGCCGAATCCATAAAAAATTGCCTCGCCTAAAATCTGGTTAGAGTTGGCAATACTTTACAGCACCATAAAATCTTAGTAAAGGACTATTATTTCGAGTTGTTGTGGAGTTGTGGGAGCTGGCGAAAACTTGACTTGAACATAAACTTTGCCCGTGCTCGTAAAACCCCAAGCAAGAGGCTGCGTGAGAATATAGACGGGATTTAAAACGCGTCTCACTCTGATTTCCGTTGGCCGTCTGGTCCCCGAAAGAGAGATGACTGTTAACGTGTCGTCTGATACTTCGATTATTTTGATTTCGCAGTCCATGTTGTCTGCATATGTCAGCCCATTTCTCAGCGCGCGTAGCGTGATTTCCGCGAATTGTGCGTTAAAATTTATGAAGTCCGCAAGACTCTGACCCGCCTCAGTTGAGAGCGCTTTCGTTGTTTCAAAAATTCGCTGAATTGTGATTTTTGCCATTTTTTAGCCCCACCTCCCAAAGCGTTTGCTTAAACCCCACTTTGGGGTGCCCGTTGCCATGCCTTCTATGCCTGCCTCAAATTCGTCTTTTTGATTTGGGTTACTAAAAACAAACTCGTTCGCAAACATCTCACTTTTTCTAATCGGATTCTCACGATTTTGGACACGGTTTGCATACATAAGAGCAGCCAAGGCGTCACAATGCCCAATCCCCTGAGGATCGTCAAATCTCTCAAAATCCGTTTTGTTTTTGTTGAAAACCCCACCGCGAATTGACCGGATGAGAAACTTGCATCTCGGGTGTATCCAGATTTGATCGAGCTCAAAAAGATTTGACATCGCTTGCACACCCGCGAGCCAATCAGCTTTGGGGGGCATTTGCCACGTGTCTGAGACTGTGTCAGACTCGTAATTGTATATGTCAATAAGAGTCTGTCCCGGAACGTCCGCTGTTTTCTGGTACCAGTCAACTCGCCAATCGTGAATCTCATCAAGAATTCTTGCCGTAGGAGTATTGCGTTGAAAAACTTTTTCGTCCCAAATCAAAAGTTTATCGGCCACGTAATCATATGAGTGCCACAACGCTACTGTTAAGTCTCGAATCCCCCCCCAGTCAACCGTTAGGTGCTGATACCCACTTTTATCGAGCTCATACTCTTTAACGTGCTTTTGAGGGTCAAACCCGGGAATGACGACTTTTGATCTCACCCTGATGATTTCAGCCATATACTCACGGCGCCACGCGTCAGTATGTTCTCCTCCTGATCTGCGTTGTGCTTCTTCAATTTGGCCTTGAGTGATTGTCGGAGAATCGTAAACAGTATAGCGAAATGCCGTCCCCAAGCTTTCAGCCTCAGGCAAAATGCGCGTATGAAGCGGGTGGTCTGGTTCTTCGCTTGGGCTTGATACAAAAATCTCCATACCTCGAGAGCGCAAAAGCTGAGGGCCCAACACACTGTCGACGCCGTAATTAAAGTCCTCAGACTTCACGAAACCGCATTCCTCATAGATGATGAGCGACGCATTTCCACCGCGGTTTCCATCCACATGTGCGCGCTCTAAAGCCCCTAGGCGAAGCGATGAACCGTTATAGAGGTTATATCGATACTCGCTCTTAACGGACCAAATAAGCCCCTCCGGCGCGTCTTGAATGATTGCCTGCAAGTTGTCAGCCACAAGATCCTGACACTGCGTATAAGTGGGGGCGATGATGCGTGCAATCTTATTTGGGTTCTTTAAAAGATACATAAGCGCGTAGACACAGGCCCAGTACGTCTTGCCAATTTGACGTGAGCTCAGGATCAATATCTTGCGCGAATCTTGCTTCATCACAGTTTTGCTGATTTTGATCTGCAACGCGTCAAGCTTAAAACCCAGCTCGCCTCTAAGCCACAGCGATGTTTTAACATCGTGGACACTTATGTTTTTTAGTTCTTTAGTTGTCTGCATAATCGGGTATAAAACATTTTTCAAATTCGGGTTCTTGTTTTTCGCTTAAACACTCAAACACATCTACTTTGCAATTGCCGTTATCTCCACACCATAGCGCTGCAACCTTTGCTTTTTCAAGTGTATTTGCAAACACCGGTGGAGGTGCGGTGGGCGGTTGAGGCTGAGTGTCAGCCCAAACTTTTGCGATGCCCAAAATTGCTACTACTGCGATCAGCCATATTTTAATCATCTTTTTTCGTCTCGTAGTGATAGTTGTCAGTGATTCTTTGATGCACGTGCCAATCCTGCTCGTGCCAAGTCCAATCTGTTGGCCATTCTAATTTATCAACAAACCCTTCTGTGTGAAAAAGTATAGCATTAGTCGGCACGCAAAGAAAATGGCCCTCGAACGTCTCGATCACATGAGCACACTTATGTTCCCTTGTGTCTGTTGCCTCTGTTTTCCACTCCCTGTCAGCCCAATCGAGCGTAAAAAGATACTTTCCTGCGTGTGTTTTGCCTGCTATGCGTGCGAGCACTCGTGTATCTCTCAGCCAGTCAAAAAGCGTGACTGAAATATGCTCGGACTCGCAGTTCCAATAATACGTCTGCTCAAGACTGTGTATTTCAGCGGTTGGATCCGCGCACAGATAGTTCAAGGGCACGCGCCAACGCACGGCTCCACATGATGTTTGAATGTGAAAAAGTGGGACTTGGCCCTTTATTGACGTGACGCCAAAAACAACGCATTCCGCAACACTCGGGTTGTAGGGTCCCGACAGAAATACTTTGTGCACATAGCAGCGCCAGTAAGGCAGATTTGCGTTTATTGACATTTTGACCTCAATCTGCTAAAACACCAATGCGTTTACAGTTGTCAAAAGCTTATACACCTGTAACCGCGAAATCACAAGCTTTTTTCCCAGGCATGGGGCTTGCAATATGGTATTGTGAGGCCCGATAATGGGTCGGTTGTTCTTGTTGGGTTCATATTTGTAGTGGCTTTGGGTATTTGTCAGTTTCTATTTAAGATAGATATTTGGTCGTGGGTAAAAGATAACTAATCGAAGAGGAGTTACTATGACTATTGATGTAAAACAGATATTAGAAAACCATCAGCTTTGGTTAACAGGTAAGGGTGGGAAGAAAGCTGACTTGTCCGATGCTAAC